AGGAAGGGGCCACGAATGTGACCCCTAGGTTGCTTAGGCGTTGAAGACCAATGCCAAAGCTGACTCAGGACGGAGTACCTTGACACCGTAGAGAGTGTCTGCAGTGAACAAGTCACCAAGGTATTCTTGCTTGTACTGAGTTTGTGAGCGAACACCTAGTTGCTCTGCAAATACCATAGCGTCTTTGTGACCTAAGATACCTGCTTTCAACTCGCCACCACCAGTAGCGGCGTTTTCAGCGGCTGTTTCAGTAACAGGGCAGTTAGTAGAAACATAGATTTGGATACCGTACAGTGATCCAATGTTTCCATTTGATACAGGCTGACCTGATACGAAATCAGATGAGTTGTAACGGTCGATACCACGAATAGTCTGAACGACTGAAGGAGGTACAACAAGGAAACGATCATCCATAGGGACATCGTTGTCGTCTAACTGCTTGACAGCGGCACGGAAGCCTGCGTCTGAGAAGACATCAGCAGGAACTACAGTGTCTACTGCATAAGCTGTGAGGCCTGTAGAAGCATCCATGTAGAATGAGTTGCTGTGAATCCAGTCAGAACCAGAACCGTTGTCGTCACCAAGGTATTTGCCAAGGGCAAACAAATCAGTGTCAACCTGCTTTGCAAGTGCATAGCCTGCGTCTGAAGTGTAGAACTGACGGAGTGAAGACAGAGCTTGCACGTCAGTGATGTCTTCGATCAAACGAGAATACTCATAGTGTTGATCGATAGTGACTTGCACTTCTGATTCAGTCGCCGCAATCAGTGTTACCTGAGTTGAAGCCGCTTTAGCAGATGCATCGCCACGAGTAGGCTTAGGGATGTGAATAGTATCACCCTTCTTGCCAGTCATGGGCATACGGTTTACAAGATTGGCGAGTACGAGTGACTTCTCGTAGGCCGCGATGATTTCGTCAGACCAAATTTCGGGGATGAAAGTTGCCGCCGTAGTATTGGTGACGTGGTTAGTACCTAGTGCCATTTTAATAGCTCCTTAATGCTAAGTGTTACCTTACACGTTTCTCAGCATACGCTAACATGATTTCGTCATGTAATTGCTGATAACGCTTAGGGTTCGTTTTCATGAGTTCAATAATATCAGCACGACGATAGATTTTACGACTTGGTGCTTCAGAAGAACCTGAGGTGCTACCAGTAGAAGCGGCCTTAAGTTGACGCTTACGATCTTGCTCTTGAACTTTAACTGTTTCGGCTACCATTCCTTGACGCTCTTTCCAGAGTGTGATCAATTCATTAGCGGCTTCATAGTCAAACTTCTTATCAGCGCGTTCGTATAATTCACGACGAACAGAAGTTGCTTCTTTCCAATCTTGGAACTTTTGATCCTGAATGATATCAATAAAATCAGGATGGTTGTTCTGCAACTGGGCTAGTATCTGCTGTTGCTTCATAGCCATTGAGGTTTCTTCAGCTTGTTTGAGCTTTGGATGATTCTCAATTGCTTTAGCAATCGCTTTTTCAGGATCTGCGAAAAAGTCTATTTCTTCGTCAGTTTCTTGTTGTGGGCTTTGGGCCGCTTGAATCTGAGACTTTACGAAATCGTCAACAATTTTCCGTAGTTCACCTACTTCGGAACTTTGCCTGCCTAGAAGTTTTTCAGCTTCCTGATGCATCTGGACGATATCTTTAATATCTTTTCCTTGATACTTTTCAGGAATGCCGTCATCTTCTTCAGGTTCTTGAGTGTCTTCTAGGCTTGGCTCTTCAGCTTCCTGTTCGACTTGCTCTATTTCCTCTAGTGAAGAAAACTCTTCGGTGTCTTGTTGATCTTCGGGTTTCGGATCAAGTAATTGTGCCATATTGTTAAACTCCGTGCCGTAGCATTATGGAAGTGATTATTTCTGAGCGGCTCTCTCGTGATCCCTAGCCCACTTATCATCAGCATCGGGCCATCCGATTCCTTTGAAATGTGAGGATACACTTGAGATTATCCGCTGTGCGGTGTCACCACATTCAGGGCAAGTTGCGAATAGATCATTAACATCTACCCATTGCTCTTCAATGTGGTCACATTTGATGCACTTAAAGTCATACCGACGGATCATTGCCCGCCTCCATGTCTAGTGCATTTCTTATCCCTGTTTCAAAGTTGATCACATTCATTAGAGTGATGATCTGACCTTTAACAAAGAATAAATCTTGTTCGTTTTTTATTTCGTCAATTTTAAATGAGTCTACTAAGTCTTTTGCTTCTTGAATAAATTGTTTCCAACCGTCAAGTAAAAACAAATCTAAATAGTTCTCATAATATTTTTCATCTTCAGGACTCAAAAGAGTTTCTCCTGTTGCTAGTATATACTTGGTATTATACCATAAAAACCTTGACTTGTCAAGAGGCTTGTGCTAATGGGGCCTTCTTTTGTGGTGCTTTAGGCTTTGTTGATTGCTCTTCTAAAGCCTTAAGACGTTCGTCGTATTGCTTAAGAATGGCATTCACTTGTGTTAGAATGTTATCCAGTTCTTGTTTGGTTACCATTTTGGCCTCTCATTTGCATTTGTACTATATCTTCTTTTGTTTCAATCTCACGTTGCTTAAGTGCAAGTTCTGCAATCTTTGCACGTTGATTAAACTCTTCAGTGGTCGGGTCAGTGCCCATACCTTTCATTACAGCGGCATAACGCTTAGTTTCACTATCAACAGGAAGCAACTCAGTCTCAACTTCATTTTGTTGAATACGTGAAATAACCTCTTGTGTTTGTGCCTGTGTGTATTCAACCATTGACTGTTTCTGAGCCATATCCATTTGCATTGCTTGCATTTGAGCTTCTTGAGCCTGTGGATTTGGTTGCATGGCTTGTTGAAGACTTGCAATAATTTCCTCACGGTTGCTCAAGTTCATATTATCTACAATAGCTTGAATTAACAACGGGTACATAGGTGAATCCTGACCCATAGTTTGCAGTAACTGAACAAGCTGTGTAACCTCGTACTCACGAGCAATAATACCCAAAGAACTACTAGCAACAAACTTAAAGTCCTTAGCAGGGTAACGCTCAGGGTCAAACTGCATATACCGATAAGCAACCTTTTGGACTAATGGGATCAAGAATGCTTCTTGGAAGTTAATTAATGTGCGCTTGTGACGCTTGATGATTGCTCCAAGAGACATAGAAATGCCTGCCGCAGTTGAATCGCCGTTAATACTTCCCGGAATACCTGCCGCATCAATAGCTCCTGTTGCCATCTGCACCATTTGTTGGAGACTGGCAGACTGATTAAATGTGTTGGCGTCAAGATTTCCAAATCTAAACGGCTGTAAGATTTCTGAGGGATTGCCATTCGTAAGGATGGCCTTGCCGGGTCTAACTTCCAATTTGCTTCCCCTAGGAAGGCGTGAAGCATCAACAGCAAGCATAGGGTGTACAGTAAGCGCAAGTGCGTCAATTCTAGCTCGTAACTCCGTATCAAGTGCCTTTTGAGCGTTATATCCTTTTTCACAAATACCACGGCCCCAGAAGCGTCCGGGGACAACGTCCCAAGGAAATGCAACTACAGGGCGATCTTTCATCATGTAAGGGTTCTTTTCTGCCTTAAGAAGAACACCTCCGTTTGCAATAACAATAATTGCTTCAACATACTCAGTTTTTTCTTTAGAAACTTCTCCATCGTCTGCATCTTCATTAAAGAGATCACGAGGAACAAGCCCATAGTATTTTGTTAGACGTACCTTATCATCTGTGTAAAGTGTAAGGTCTTGAGTTGGCTCAAGGTCAATATCAATAGCGGCTTCTTCGACATCAACGTCAGAACGGTAGATGCCCGCCTCCTGTGCCATCTTAACCTGATGCACAGGCACATATTCGTCGATAGCGACACCTAAGGCTTCTTTGATGCTTGTAGCAACTGGATCAATTAAGAAGTTTTGTGGCATTACCGGACGAACTCTAAACACCGTCCTATTGCGCTCCATAACTCCCACAGCCGACATATCTCCTTCCATGATAGGTTCCATAGCAGGAGTCATCTCAAGTTCTTCATCGGCAATAATTTCAGCCACTCCTGTACCAAAGACAGCGGCATTTAAGATACACTCTGCAATTGCTTTACGGGCGGAGACAAACTTAAAGTCTTCGTAAAGATGATTACGTAGATGGTAGATGTCTTGGTTATCTTGATCCATCATGTCGTCTTGAATGTCGAACCACTTCCCTCTTCCAAAGGTTGCTTCTTCGACCTCTGCTACTGCAGATTCTACGGCTTGTTGAAGGGCAGGGGAGATGATACGAGAGCGTTCTGATTGACGCATAGTGTCTTCAGCGGCCCATTGGCCTCTCCAAAGACGATAGTATTCGTCGAACTTTTCTTTGTAGTTACCTTCATAGTGGTCACGCCACTGATCGCATTTGTTGATTACCCAAGACTCAAGGGAAGTTGGGTCAATTGAGTTGTTTTCATATTCCATGTTAATATCCTGCCACAGGGTCTAAGATTTCAAAGTCGTCTTCTTCGTAGTCGTAGTAGTATGCTACTTTTGCTAGTTGATCAATGTATGCGAGTGCGTCAACCAAGTCATCATGCACGAGGGCATTAGGAAACTGAAAGAGTTCGTCAAGGAACGTAGGGTTCCAATCTCCTTCATTTAAGACAATCTGTCCGTGTTCAAAACGTCCTTGAAGAGCCCAGACAACACGATCAGTTTTCTTTTTGTTTCCATGAGTTAATTCCTCCACCCTGAAAAACCGTTGTTTTGACTTCATCAAATCTGTAAGGTAAGGAAGTACCGCATTCTTTAAGGCTCCTTTTTCGATGCCAACCGCTATTGGTTGATAAGCATCGACAGCCTCGAAAATCTTTCTGGCGGTTTTTTTGATATCCCATCGTCCATGTACAATATCCGCTACCCACCATCCGTCTTCATTTGCCTTAACGATTGCTATCGCTGTTTGGTCGAGT